AATTACAACCGGAGTACCAAAAGATGTATGGGAATGGATTAAAGAACATCGTCCGGATGATGAACTTATAAAAAAAGGGTACATCTTCGCATCGACGGAAGCTAACGCACGGGAAGCAGTTATGGAAAGGGCAGGAATGAGAAATGGATACGAACCGATTGACCCAACAACAGGAAACACAAGAGAATATAGTAAATAACTGCCAATGCTGCGCTGATAATGTTGTACAATTCGACCCCGTTCATTTTTCGATTCTTTATCCGCAGTTTGCTGAATTGGATAACAGCACTATTATGCAATACTTCCGCATGGCAGAAATGATTCTTGACAATTCTCCCAACAGTCCGGTAAAAGATTTAAATAAAAGAGAAACGCTGTATTTTCTCTTGGTTTGCCATATCGCAACCTTGTCAAGCCGTGGAGATGGTTTAGTTGGTATGATAACCTCTGCGACAGAAGGAAAAGTTAGTGTAAGCGTTGCGGCGCTTGCTAATGCCAACTGGTTTAATCAGACAGCGTGCGGCGCGATGTATTGGCAGGCAACCATGCCGTATAGATTAGGGGTGCGTTATATTGGCTACCGTAAACGTTGAGTTCGTTAAATTCAAAGGGCAAGACAAACTGAATAAAAAACTAAAAGAGCTATCGGTTATTCGTGCTAGCTTAAAAATTGGATTCTTTCAAAATTCGACATACCCGGACGGCACCTCGGTTGCTGCGGTTGCGTACATTAACGAGTACGGCGCAAACAACCATCCGGCTAGGCCGTTTATGCAAAAGACGGCGACCGCAAACATGAATAAATGGGTTGATGGTATTGCTAAAAACATAAAAGGTGCAGGAAAGTTTAATTTAAACACAGTAAAAAATGCGTACAAAATGGCGGGAATAGTTGCAGTTGGTGACGTAAAGAAAACAATTAAAAGCTGGCCTCCGGGTGGCAACAGTAAACAGACTGTTGCACGCAAGGCAAAACGCGCGCAGGCAGGCAAAGGAACGAGTGCAATTAATCCGGAAACCGTATTGATTGATACCGGTAAAATGATTAGCTCTGTTGCGTACGAAGTCAGGGGGTAGATTATGGCATTTGGAATAAACTTACATCGCATTGTGCGAGGGACTATTGAAAGCGTGCACGGCGATGAAGAATGTCAGATCTATCAAGCGTGCGGGCAAAAAAATATAAAGGGTAAAGTACATCCTATTTATCAATCGCCAGTTGATGCCCGTATTAATTTTCAACCTCTTGATAGTCAAGCTTTGCAACATCTTGAAGCCGTTGGCGATACGTCGACAAACATACAGGCGTTTTTATATTCCAACAAATCCTACCCGATAGCAGGAATAAAGCGTATCCCTATTGCAAGGGGCGGTGATTACATTCGTCGTGAAAATGGCGAATGGTTTAAAATAACCGCCGTGTTTGAGGACTGGTCGCAGGATGGATGGATAAACGTCGGACTGAATCAGCAGCCAGACGGCCCCGACTTGACGTACTCGGAAGGTGATTAAATGCAAGTACTCGAAGCTGTTAATGATTTTTTATTAACATACGCGGAAGACCTTAAACAAGATAATTTGTTTTGGGGCTATCAAAACAACATGGCATTACCGCCGCATGACAATTATGTTGTCATATCTGTAACGACGACCCGGCGCATTGGCACAAACATCACGGACTACGACGAGTCGGAGCAATCTATCTACGGTATGTCAACGCTGCGTGAATACGTCGTTGCTATTGATTTTTGCAATGAAGACTATGAGCCGGCAATGGACCTTGCAACACGGATTGAAACTATCGCAACCAGTGCGATAGGCGTTGAATTTTTTAAAGATAAAGGCATGAGTTTAGCATACTGCGAAGATGCAGACGCCTTACCGTTTATCGGGGTTGATGAGGATTATATCCAGCGATTCAGAGTAAGCCTGCATATAACAAACACCGTCCGTAGCAAAGTACAGCAACATTATGCCGAAGAAGTCAATTTTGGCAATGAAAAAAGCAGAATCGAAAATGTTGACGTACATCACAAACCAAAATAAAAAAGGGGGTATTTTTAAATGGCAATTAGTGCAAGTCAAATTGTAAACGTTTATCCAAGAACAATTACAACCGGCTCGAATGATTTGGAATTTTCGGGCTTGTTTTTAACTAAAAATAATTTAGCTGTTTATCCCGGAACATTGACGTTCTCAAGCGCTAAACTGGTAGGCCAGTATTTTGGCATGGACAGCAACGAATATAAAACCGCTGTTCAATATTTTCAAGGCTATGACAACAGCTTTAGAAAACCACTGCGCATTCATTTTTCGCGGCTGGCAACGGAAGATATTTCCGCTTTTCTGATTGGCGGTCAAGCCGGAGATGTAAAAGATTTGAAAGCGATTAAAACGGGTACGCTGTCTATGACAATTGACGGGAAAGCGGTATCCGTTGCAGGGCTTGATTTAAGCACGATTAATACACAAAGCGACGCAGCAACAATTATTCAAGGGAAATTAACGGGAACCGCAGTTACATATAACAGCCTGTTAAATGCTTTTATTGTAAAAAGTGCAACAGCTGGAGAAAAATCTTCTGTAAGTTATGCGACAGGAACAGCCGCAGACGCACTTGGGTTATCACAGGGAAAAGGTGCTGTAATCAGCGAAGGAACTAAAGCTCTTGCACCGGACGTATTAATGGAAACCGTTGTAAACAAAACAGAAAATTGGGTAAGCTTCACGACGCTTGAAGAAATCGGCGACGATGATGTTCTCGGTTTTGCAAAATGGACAAACAGCAAAAAATGCGATTATCTCTATTGCCCGTGGACTACAAAAGCCGTTGATGTAAGCACAGCAACAGGAACAAACCTTCCTAAAAAATTAAAAGAAGCAAATTACGAAGGCATCGCTCTTTCATTCGGCGGGCTTGATGTGGCTACGCTTATCATGAGCATCGGCGCATGTATCGACTGGGACAGACAAAACGGCCTTGTTGACTGGGCGTTTAAATCGCAGGACGGTATGGCGGCAAGCGTTACGGATACCAAGACTGCAGAAGCTTGCGAAGAATTAAGAGTAAATTTTTATGGCAAATGGGCAACAAGGAACGACCAGTTTGTTCAATTATACGAAGGCTCGCTTGTTGGCGGCGACCATGGATATATTGATGCGTACATGGGACATTTGTGGTTACGCAATGCGCTGCAGGTATCTATTATGGACGGATTAAAAAATACGCCGCGCGTTCCATATCTTGATGAAGGATATACGTTTATTCGTTCGTGGTGCATGGATCCGATTAATAGAGCCATGACAAACGGCATTATTCAAGCAGGTATTTCGCTCAGCGAAAGCCAAAAGTCTGAATTGTTTAATGAAATTGGTTCCGACCAGTCGGCAACACTTAGCACAAGCGGGTATTATTTACAAATCAGCGACCCCGGCGCAAAGGCAAGGGGAGAAAGAAAGTCTCCTATCCTGGGACTTTGGTATACTTACGGCGGCTCCGTACATAAAGTGGATTTGCCGGTTACGTTGGTTGAATAGGAGTGATATGTAATGAGCAGAGATATTACCGCATCAAATGCAACGGCGATTTTGACAGTTGAAAGCCTGTTTCCGAACGGGTTCAAACTGCAGCAGTTTTCAACGGATACGTTCGCAAGTACAAGTGATGATACATATGCAGAAACACGCATGGGAATTGATTTACAGATGGTTGCGGGCTATGTTGACCAGATTAAGACCGTTACAATTACTCTCGAACCATCCAGCCCAAGCGTTGTTAATATGAACCATATCATTGCAGCGTCGAGATCGAATAAACGTATCTATTTATGCCAGCTTTTAATTTCACTTCCGAGCGTTTCCCGCGGGTACAAATACACTAATGGCGTACTAAAGACCGGGAAATTTATGCCTGATATTAAAAAAGTGTTAGACCCAATTCAGTATACATTCGATTTTGAAAAAGTCGAATCCATGGATATTTCGGCGGCTGGCATTGCGTCGACGATTATTGGAAATTTCACATGATTAAGGAGCTAAACCAATGAGAAAAATTAATTACATTACGCTGCAGGACGGCGGCGAAGGGAAAACATTCCAAGTACAGCAGATGTCGGCGCTGCACTTGGAAAGCTGGATTAATCGTCTTTTGATTATGCTTGCAGGAAAAGACGGCACACAAAAAATGTTATCCAAAACAGATTTTAATAGCTTGGCAAGCAAGCTCAAAGGCGGTATTGCCAACGTGGAAAGCCAGTTTTCCAATCTTCCTGCAGAGAAGGTTATCGGAAATATCTTATCGTTGCTCGGCTCTTTGGATTATGAAAAAGTTGAGCCGCTTTATAATGAACTTTTGACATGCTGCGCTTATGTGCCAAGCCCTGACAACCGTACATTTATTAATCCTCTCGATGTACAAAATGTAGATGCGATTATTTCAGATGTAAAAACATTGTATGTGCTGCGGCTGGAAGCGTTAAAAATTAACTTTAGTTTTTTCGGGGACGGGGAAAACTCCCCAAAAACCACTCACGGCAAAAAGCAAATTACCATCAAGAAGACTATAAAAACGTAACCGGACGGGTGGGCGTTGTCGTATCTAAACAATTGGCGACACTGCATGAACTGGAAACCGTGTACAGCTACGAGGATTTACTTGACCTATACGAGATCGTCTATATAGATAATCTCAACGAACAATACGCAATGGATGAGGTGAGCAGGAACTATGGCAAAGGGTGAGACAATAGGAGAGTTTTTAATCGGATTGGGAATTGACCCGTCAGGAATTGACAAGGGACTAAATAAAGCTGTATCGGGTATCCAAGGTTCGCTAAAAGGACTCGTTAGTAAAATTGCCCTTCCGGTTTTTGCCGCCTTTACCAGTGGCGACTTTTTAACAAAAATGATAGGCGATACCGCCAACACCGCTAAATTATCTAATGCGCTCGGCATGGATATTGGCACGCTGGATGCTTGGCAGCAGTCAGCAGAGCTGGCAGGTATGGAAGCCTCACAGATGGGCGAAACATTTAAAGGCTTAAATGACAATATTATGGCAGTTGCAACGACGGGCCGCGGGCCAATGAATGCCATGATAAAAAATGGTTTAGTGCCAGACATTCGGGATGCCAATGGCAACGTCAAGAAAGCGTCAGATTATATTTTTGAGTTGGCCGATTCCATGAAAATGTTGGCAGATAGCGGACGCAAGCAAGAAGCCATGGGTATTATGTCACGCTTGGGAATTAGCGACGTGAAAATGCAAGGCTTTATTATGCAAGGTCGAGCAGCTTTGCAACAGACTATTCAGCAGCGTAAAGAGGCCGGCGTGCTCACAGATGAGGATAAAAAGCTTGCGGCGGTTATGGGAGATGTAAATAAGCTGAATAAAGATTTGTATGTACAATTAAGAAACTACCTTCGCCCAGTTATGCGTGTAGTTTTAACATTGTATTCCCGAATGGTCGGCGTTCTTAAACAAGTCATGAAGCATATACGTGTATTTATTCCGCTTATCATTGCTTACGCTGCAAAACTAGGTATAGCGAGATTAGCAGCATTGAATTTTTTTAAAGCGTTTACGGTGGTACGGTTTGCAAGAATGGGGGCAGCGATTAAGGCATTTATGCTAAATCCATTTAATATGTTCTTAATTCTTCTCGTACTTGCAGGACTTGCCCTCGACGACTTCCTTACATGGATGGAAGGCGGCGAGTCTCAGTTTGGTAATTTCTGGACTAAGATTTTCGGCAGCCCGGAAGAAGCCAAAAAATGGTGGGACAGTGTAAAAGAAGGAGCCCAAAACGTACTTGATGCGCTCAGCAGTTTACAAGGGCCAACATTAAAAATCGCGGCAGCATTAGCCGGACTTGGTGCCGTTGGTACGGTATTCGGCGGAATATATTCTTTACTTGCGCCGCTTGCACCGATATTTATGCTAATCGGCAAAGCAATACTTTTCGTCGTGACGAAATTAAACATATGGATGGTTGTTATTACGCTTATCATTGCTTTTATTGTGCTGCTTGCAGAGCATTGGGACGAACTAGGCGCACGCATTGGCGAAATTATCGACGGCGTAAAAGAAGCGTTTGGAGAACTTGCAGATGATTGCGGCAACGCTTGGGAACGCATCAAGCAAGGTGCCAGCGACATGATTAATAGCATTATTTCATTTTTTGGCAATCTAATAACAAGTGCCGGAAATATTGTTGATGATATTGTTAAATTTTTCTCTGATGGATGGGATTCCATCGTTTCCGGCGCAAATGATTTTGTTAATAGCATTTTGGATACATTTCAACCTATTACAGATAAAATTAGTGATATTAAAAACAACGTGTCAAACTACTATGACAACAGCACCAATAATTACAACGGATTATTTTCTCCGTATCCTGATGTAACAGGCATTCTCTAAGGTTGGTGATATAAAATGTCAATGATTTTCAGCGACGGGAAAGGATTAAACAAAAATAAATCAACAGCTTTTTGGAATGACGTTATATATCCCGATTCCAAGGATATGTATTTTGCCAAGCGCACGACGTGGATGTTCTCGGATGGTATTCTCCCGACGGCGATTATTATAAAAATGTCAATGAAGGACGGAGGAACCGTTGTTTCCGGGCCAGTTGAAGAAGGTTCGTTTGCTACATACAACAAAACAACGGACCCGTTCGAAATATCCGCAACGCTTGCATTTCAAGGAACCGATACTTATTTACAATCCATCATTACGAGTTTAAAAACATTAAAAAGCAGCGTTACAACATTTTCAATCATTACGCCGTACGAAGAATATAAAGGCATGACACTGGAAAGCTATTCCTATGAATATTCCCTTGATAACGGCCTTGGCATTTTATATGTCGATGCTGAATTTAAAGAAATCCGTGAAATCATGCTATCGTACACTAAACAGCAGTACATCCCGGTATCAGAAACCAAGACCCCGGACGCTACAAGTACTGAAGATGCAGGAAGCGTACAAGCGTCAGAAGACACCGGCGGGGGCGGCGACAGCGGTAATGATTCGTCAGATGATTCAGGCGGAGATGATTCCAGTGGCGATTATAGCGGTGGTGATTACGGCGGCGACAGCTCGCAACCGGAAGCAAAAAAATCAGCAGCAAAAAAAATTGCTGAAGCATTCGGATTTTAAGGAGAGTATAAAAAATGGTTACAATTCCGATAAAGAAAAGCCCCAATCAAAGCCTGTTAACCGTGCTCGATTCGCAAAACTGTAAAATACATATTTACCAGCGCGGCGAGTATATGTATTTTGATTTGACAGTAAACGGCAAAACAATCAGAACGGGGATGATGATTTTAGCAGGTGTCAGCTTGATAGATTTCAATACGCCGCACTTTTCCGGCATATTGTTCTTTTTTGACAAAACCGGAAAAAATGGCGTGCCGTACTATACGGAACTTGGAAGCCGCTACCAACTTTTGTATTTTACAAAAGAAGAAATTGATGCATTAAAAAATGGGAGCTGATGTAAATGCCGTTATACTCTGTTAAGACTATCCGAATTACAATACAAATGCGTAAGGGACAGTTTAATGATAAGGACTTTGAGAACAAGACAGAAGAAGAAAAGAAAAAAATCGAATCGCAAAATACAGTAGTTATCGAAGGGCTCCCAACGCAGGTTGGTATTACAAAGCAAGGTGGCGACGACCCCAACACGGCACATGTGATTGTAAAAAACATGAGCATCGAGAATGTGAAGAAGCTAACCATGTTGGCATTTAAGCAGTTAGAAGTTAATAACAACTACATACAAATCGATGTAGGAAATAAAGGAGATCAGACTCTTGCAACGGCATTTGCTGGAGAAATCACAAAAGCAGTACCACAGATTGACGATTCCGCAACGCTTTCGCTCTCCATTGATGCAAGTGCGGGTTATTATGCGTCGCTCATTGCAGCCCCGCCGTTATCGGTTAATGGCACGACTTCCATAGAAAGCTTGCTCACGCAATGGGCAGAGGAAGCAGGGTATAAGTACGAGAACAAAGGCGTGCAAGGAACCGTGGAAAATGCTGTATTTTTGGGAAGCCCGATAAAAAAATGCCAAACGCTTGCGCATCAGTATGATTTTGATTTGCTTATCGATGATGGAAAAATAACATCGCAGCCATGGAACGCACCGACAGACGGTGAAATTCCTTTGATTGCAAATTACAGCGGTCTGCTTGGCTACCCTTCTTTTTCTGACAACGGCATATCTTTTACCTGCATTTTTAACGATAAAATAAAAGTCGGCGGTATTGTAAGCCTGCAATCTATTTTGCCATGGGCAACGGCAGAATGGCAGGTTACGAAAGTAGAGCACCAACTATCAGCTTTCGACAACAGCGGGATATGGGAAACCAACGTGGATGCTGTCGTACCGGGAACAGAGCCAAAAAATAAACCGAAAAAACAGGGAACAGCCGCAACAGGTTCCGGCGGTTTATCTGTTGATGACGGACTGGCGCAGGGATTCGCCGCTTGGAACGGCGTTACAATGGACAACGGAACAGAAGGATGTGCAGAAGCAGTTGGAAAAATCGGCTCGTACTATTCTCCGTTTTTAGCTCAAGAATGCAGAAACGGCGTTGTATCCGTTCCAGCAATGATAACAGATGCAGGAGATAACTTTATTCCGTTTAGCGAGGGAAACCTTGCAAAAGGAGATGTTATTGTATACAACGGAGACAACCATGTTGTTATCTACGATGGAGCAGGCGGCTACGTTGGTAATAGTTCTAGCCAAAATATGGTTATCCACGGCGGAAACTTTTACGATATGGGAATGACACCGACCGGAATTATTAAAACAAGCCAGTTTTAGGAGTGGTCAAAAATGACAGAAGAAAGCAATCGCAATGGAACCGTAAAAAGCACACGGACGATATATACAACTGCATCATATAAAAATATTACTGACTACAACACGCAAGCAAAAATAAATGACATTAACACGGCAATGCCGGTTAAAGTCGTGCGTACCGACGATTGCAG